CGTCAGGTAATTCCTGTCCAAGCTAGAATAGATCTTTGCCAGCCGTCTAGCCGTCCCTGCGCACGGGGTCGGTCGTCACAGGGGTTTACCCTAGAGGCAGAAGGCCGATCCCATTAGAAAGGAAGAAACATGGAGATGAAAGTTAATTATAAAAGAGATTACCGCAGGACATGCGCAGAGCGCATTCAAGAACAGTGGAAGCTGAGGCGAGAAGATTTGCAACAGTGGAATTTTGAAGGGCTCGCATTCGACTACGTAGAACCGCATACATTCACTGACCAATTGGAAGGATACTGGCGCTGGCAGTTCAGCTGGGGTGGGCCCAGTGACGAGCTTCGTGGATTCGTAAATGAGCACGGCGAACTACATCGGGTAGAGTACTGGTTTATGGACTGGATGGACGGGGCCAAGCTGGATGTCACCAACCTTGATGGGCACGATGCATTCGAAACTCTAATAGATGGAAGGGGGCATGGATGATTTGGATTGTTGCTGCACTGGCTGCTGCGCATCACCCGTACTTGGCAGTCTTCGTCTTCATGGTCTGGTACTTGTGGCTGGGACTCTGGTGAGTTTCCACTCTCCATTCCATTCCATTGGTAACCCTAGTGCTAAGTATAATATATACAGTCAGCACGGGGTGTGGACGCAGAGCATGGAACTTCGTGTGGAAAAAAAGATTTGACAATTAAAATGAAATGGGATATAAAGGGATAATTAACAGAAAGACGAAAGGAAAACTAAAATGTCAAAATCAGTTAATATATTAGAAGTGCTAGAGAAAGCACACCAATCAGTTGCTAGTGTTAGCAAGAAAAATAAACAGGCAATCATAGACGCTTATGGTCGTGCCTTAACAATGAAGAAAGTATTAGACGACTTCATAAAAGTAAATCGTAATATTATACTCGATATGGGAGTTAGTGAAAATGCAAACCTATTGCATGGAAAGGATTACTCTATTCATGTATCGCAAAAATTATCCGTTAAGGTTGACACGAGTTTGGTTAAAGAAAAACTTGGCGAGTTGGAATACCATAAATGCAAAGTGCCAACGCAATATAAACAAATACAAGCG